GACGCTACTGTCGTGTCAGAAGAAAACCTCGGTGCAAAGCCAAGCCAAGGTACTAAGAAAGACAAGCGGCTGAAGCCAAATAAGTATGTCGCCGAAGACGGCACCGAGAGCCCAACCGATTGGCAGGGCGTGCTCGTCGTTGAAGACGTCACAACCGGCGATGGTCGTGAGTTCGCAGGTGGTGCACTGTCCTGGTCTGATCTTCCACTTACCCTGCGGTGGAACAAAGAAGATTCGCATGGTGGAATTCCATCCACTGTCGCGGTCGGTGTCGGCTCAATTGATCAGGTCTGGCGTGATGGCAATAAGATCATGGGATCCGGTCGTTTCGACACTGAAGATGAAGATGGTGCACGTGCATTCCGTAAGGTACGTGACGGATTTCTGAAGGGCGTCTCAGTAGATGTAGATGACATCGCGGACGCTGATGTCGAATACATCTGGCCTGAGAAGCCTGAGGGCGAAGAGGCCGATGAAGACGGCGACGATCTGATCATGCTGCTGTTTGGCCGGCCTGAAAAGACCGTCTTCCATGCTGGACGAATCCGCGCTGCTACGCTGTGCGACATTCCTGCATTCGTAGAAGCGTACATCGAACTGACTGACGCACCGGATGGACCTAGTGAAGTTGAACCAGGTCTAGTCGCCGGTGCGGTCAGCGTGCATACAACTTCGACGTCTGATACCGCATGGGATGGATCGGCGCACGATCGAATCCTGCCGATGATCATGTCGATGGGTGTCGCGCAATCAGCCTATGCGTACGTAGACGAAAACTGCAGCATTGATGGCGGCATCAGTAAAGCTGGATGCCGGTTCATTCACCATGAAGTTTCACCAGATGGTCTAGTAGGCCCAGCTAATCTTACAGCCTGTGCTGCAGGGATCGGCGTGCTATTCGGATCGCGTGGTGGAACTCGTGAGCTATCCGAGGCGACCCGCAAACTGGTCTATCAGCACCTGGCATCCCACCTGCGAGACGCAGGACGGGAACCTGAGCCATATCGAGACGAGACAATCGCGGCAGCTCTCGTTGCCGGTGCCGGTGCAGATGATTGGCGTCCACCGCGCGAATGGTTCGAAGATCCAAAGCTCAATCAACTCGTGCCAATCATGGTGCGTGACGACGGTCGCATTTATGGGCATGCTGCACAGTGGGGCGAGTGTCACCTCGGCTTTGGGTCTGAATGTGTTACCGCGCCACGAGAAGATGGGCACCCGTATTTCATGACGGGTGAAGTAATCTGCGCAGACGGATCACATGTCGCTGTTGGGCAGGTCTTCACTCGCGGCGCACACGCCCCACTGGGCATGGGACCATCCAGCGCAATTAACCATTATGAGCACACCGGTTATGTCGTCGCAGATATCACTGTCGGAAACGATCGACACGGTATCTGGGTCGCCGGTGCGGTGCGTTCAGACGCACTTGCAACCAGAGTTAATGAGCTTCGTGCGTCTGGCCAGGTATCACCCGACTGGCGTCGCATCGGTGGTCAGCTTCGGATGGTCGGAATGCTCGTAGTCAACATATCCGGATACCAGGTTCCGCGGCCGCGTGCTCGTATGTTTGCCGGCGAAGTACAGGCGCTAGTCGCTGCCGGGATCGTACAGGTCGGATCAGTTAAACACCGCGGTGAAGACAATACATCTGCTGCACTACAACTGTTCCTCGATCAACTAACCGAACGTGTTCACGGAACCGGGAAGGAGTGATAACCATGTGCGGATGTAATAAGCCGGTCATCGTGCAGACCCCGCCACCTCCGGAGCCTCCGGTTGAATCAACCGAACGAAGGTAACATAATCATAACACCTCGATGCAATCGTGTAAGAACGTCTATCGTTACACTAGTCGTGTAAAGTAACACAATCACCCTAACGGGGGAGGTAGGCAATGCCCGAGAGCGAGCACGAGCTCGTCACTATTCCCGTCGATCTGACGCTGCTCGGCGACAATGATCTCGGGTTACTCGAGATCGAGGCCGTCGCAGCGTTCGACCGCATCCGAGCTGATCAGACAGTCACACCGCAGTCCATTGAATATCTGATGGCGCTGTCGTCTGGCATCGATCGAATCCGCTCCGAGTCGGCTGTACGTGAGGTACGACGTGCAGACGACGCTCGACGCGAGCAGGAACGTCTAACCGGACAGCGCGAAGCGCTCGGGTTTAGCGTTCACCCAGACGAAGCGCCAGCTACACCAGCCGAGATCGCTGTGCAGCACAGTGCAACGCAGATCGCTGAGGCTGCAGCACGCGGTATGGGCGAAGCGCTAGTCGCTGCACTCGATGGCGGCGCGCTAAACACCAACAACCTACGTCGGTCGCGTTCACTCGGCGCGGCGCGTGGTCACGCACCGCAGACTGTGATCCCAACGTCACGCCAGGTCGTTACCGCAGGGGTGGACATCCCAGGTATCGCTCGTGGCGGTGAACTGACGACGCTAGACTCGGTCGTGGACGCCTTCCACCGTCGTGCCAAGGGCATGCCAGTCACGCGTAACATGCGCAATGAGCAGCTCGTGGCTAGCCTCCGGAACGAGTTCGAGCACACGGTCGATGACCGTACCTCACCATCGCAGGTTGAAGACCTGCTGTCCTACATGACTGGTCCTGAGAAGCAGAATGCCCTAGTCGCCGGTGGCGGCTGGTGCGCGCCATCCGAGACCAGGTACGAGTTCTTCCAGTCAGGCGCAGCTGATGGTCTGATCGATCTGCCAACCATCGGTATCACGCGCGGCGGCATTAAGTTCCCTGTGTCGCCATCGCTAGCCGATGCGTTCGGCGCGAACGGCCTGGCGCCATTCGCAGTGCCGTTCTCAAATACGTCCGTGCCGTGGCTGTGGACCGAGACGGATGACATCAACACCGTCACCGGTTCAACGAACAAGCCAACTCTGCGGGTCCCGTGCCCAACCTTCAGCGAAGCTCGCCTCGAGTGCTACGGCGTTACGCTGACGGCTGGTAACCTAACCGACGATGCGTACCCAGAGGCAACTCGCAACACCCTGCGACTGCTTCTTCTGGCGCACGCCCACGCCATGAACGCTCGAATCATCTCGACGATGGTCTCGTTATCTACCGCGGCGGTTACCGGCGGTGGGTTCGCAGACGCTAACGATGTGGTCACGCAGACCCTCGGTGGAATTGCGCTTAGCGCAGTCGATTACCGTGCGCGTTATGGTATGAGTGCAGGCGAAGTGCTCGAGGTCGTCGCACCTTACTGGCTGCTCGAGGTCATTCGAGCTGGTCTGTCGCACCGCACAGGCGTCGGTGGCGGATCCGAATTCCTCGCAGTCGCTGACTCAACTATCCAGTCGTACTTCGCGGACCGGAACGTTCGAGTTCAGTTCGTTAACGACTGGCAGGTGCGAGGCACAGGGCAATTCGGTAACGCTACCGCAATGACGGCGTGGCCGACGGCGGTTACTGTCATGGTCTACTCTGCTGGTACATTCGTCCTGGGTAACGGTCTGCAGCTCGACCTCGGTGTCGTTCGCGACTCGGCACTAAACGCCGAGAACGACTTCACGGCCGCCTGGTCAGAGGAATGCCATCTCGTGGCCAAGGTTGGCCATGAGTCGCGGCAGTACACCCTCGGCTTCAGCGTCTCCGCCGTCGTGCCGCCGGCTGAGACGTCCGCGGCTAACCTGTAATACTGAAATACGAGAGTGAGGTGGGGGTGAACGTAGGTGGCTAGCGCGCGTCAAATCGTTGATCCACCTGCGTTCACCCCACTCCCATTTGGACTTATGTCCGCTGCACAACTTCAATCTCCGTCTGACAGGCACTGGCAGAATGGCGTCACCTTTCAAACGAGGTGTGCACCGGCATCATCTGGCGCCACCACGTACGATGAGTGCATTGTAGTTACAGGTACAGGAGCAGCGGTTGGAGCTGCAGCACCTCCAGCTCCAGATGCTAAATCTGTAACAGTGCAAAGTGGACTACGTGGTGCGCAACCGTTCACAGTGGTTGCTGAGTTCGACTGCTCGGTTGTCGGCCTAAACGATGCAGCAACTGCTGGGCGCGATGCTCTCGATAAGACAGAATCCTGGCAGGTAGAGCATGCGTTCTGGACTGGCGCCGCAGGTGGACAAGCAGTAGTTTATCCCCACCTGGCTTCATCCATAGCTGTAGTTGATGCACAAAGTATCTTACTGCAATCGCCAATTGTCACAGGTGGAGGTGCGTTTAAACCAGCACGTGCACTCGGCATTCTCGAGGGCTTAATTGCTGACTGTTATAACGGCGCTGGGCTAATTCATATTCCACAGTCAGTTTTACCGATGTTCACTGGTCCAGCGGCGTTAATTACGAGGGAAAGTGATCAATTACGTACGATGAACGGAAATACTGTAGCCGTTGGCGGCGGTTACTCGGGCACTAGTCCATTAGGACAAGCACCCGCTGCAGGAACGACTTGGATTTATGGTACTGGACCAGTAATGATGTACCGAAGTGATGTGCGTGTGAATGCGCCACGTGATTCTATTGATCGTGCAGAGAATACATACCGGATGATCGCCGAGCGAACGTATCTACTCGCCTGGGAGTGCTGCCACTTTGGTATTCTCGTGGATCTAACATAGGAGCTGATATGACTGAGGTCCACGAAGGTGTGCAGCATCGCACTACGTTGCACATCGATAAGTTTTCACCGGAACAGGTAGAATGGGTACGCGGGCAAAGTGGAATTATCGAGCCAAA